AGCCTAATCCAAAACTGTCAAACAAAAGGGAGTGGCGTTATGGCTCACATGGATCACTCTCGGTGGACCTCGATAAGGGCACTTGGTACTGCCATGAAAGCATGACTGGCGGCGGTTGCGCGGACCTCATTAAACGCGATAACCCACTGGCTCATGTTCCTGATGTCCTGGAGTCCCTGGGCATCGAGACCGACAACAAGCCAAATGGCCATGCCAATGGTCACGACACCATCAAGACTTCCCTGGTGGCGACCTATCCTTATGTCAATGAGCATGGTGAGGTAACGTATGAGGTGTTACGTTATGAGCCAAAGACCTTCCGGCAACGGCGTGTAGAGAATGGCCGTATTGTTTGGGGCCTGGGAGATACTGAGCCTCTGCCCTATCACTTGCCGGACATCATTAACAATCCAGAAAAGCCTATATTCATATGCGAAGGCGAGAAGGACGCTGATAACCTAGCGACACTTGGCTTTGTGACAACGTGTAACTCCGGCGGTGCTGGGAACTGGAGCCAGGGCCTCAACAAATGGTTCCAGGACCGTGATGTCATCATACTGCCGCACAATGATAAGGCTGGTGAGGCCCATGCCCGAACTCTCCTGGGCAATCTCCAGGGCATAGCCAGGCGCATGAAGGTCGTAAGACTGCCCGTAGGAGATAAAGGCGATGTCAGCGATTGGATCATGCAAGGCGGAGACAAAAAATCACTGGCCCAACTGATTAGAGCCGCAGACGAGATTAAAGACAAAATCACGCCGCTACCTATCCTAACCTTAAACGATATAGCCAACCTCCCACCTGTCGAGTGGCTGGTCGAAGGCCTCATCCCAGATAAGTCCCTGGCCATGATGTATGGGGAGCCAGGGTGCGGTAAAACCTTCATTGCATTGGATATGGCCCTCAGTGTGGCTCACAACGCCATGTGGCAGAGTCAGACGACTTTGGGTGGTCAGGTCATATATGTGGCTGGAGAGGGCGTAGGGGGCCTTAAAAAGAGAATAGCGGCATGGCATAGTCACAGAGGTCTTGAGCAAAAGGCACCGTTCATAGTCGTGCCATCATCAGTGGACCTGATGGATGAGACCAATGCCCAGGACCTACATACCACAATACAAACTGCGTCAGAGGGACCAGTAAGACTGGTGATATTCGACACATTGGCCAGAAGTATGACAGGTGATGAGAACAGTTCCCAGGACATAGGCCAGGCGATTAGAGCCATGGATAGCGTCCGAGAGGCCTTCAACTGTTGTGTTATGGCTATTCACCACTCTGGCAAGGACTCATCCCGTGGGGCAAGAGGCTCATCAGCCATCCTGGGGGCAGTAGACGCATCAATGAGAGTGGAACGGGTCGGTGAGTCAGTCTCCCTGGTCGTGGAGAAGCAGAAAGACGCAGAGATGATGGACCCAATCTGGATGAATACCATCAGTGTTGAGGTGGCGGCTGATGCCCTTGCCCTGGACATTGAGACAAGCCTGGTCCTGGAGAGAACAGACCAAGGGCCAAAAGGCGGCAACACAAAAGGCCTTAGACCAGCGCAGAAAGCCGTCTTGGATGCCCTTAATGACGCAATGATAAAGCATGGGCAATCATCACCAGGCGGAGAGAATTATCCCACCGGAGTGACTGTCGTGGATGAGTCATATTGGAGACAAATATCACTAACCAAAAGCATCTCAACTGGCAATCCGGATGCCGAGAGAAAGGCTTTTAGTCGCGCCGCAGAAGTCCTAATCCAGAAGAAAATCGTGGGTAAATGGGGAAATCTGGTGTGGAAGTGTAAATCATGACCGGACAAGGAGGATGGACAAAATGTCCAGAATAAAATCAAAGGGTTACGGTAAATGGGACAAGCGTGGGACAAATGTCCGACAGACGGGACGGACAGGACACTCTCTAGAGTCCTGTCCCACTGTCCCAATGTCCGAGGAGACGAAGGCAGTTATCTTGTCCCATGACCTTGTGGCAAGGGAGATGGAGTTGCGCTGGGGGGTGGAAAGATTGGAGCGTTTGGTTGAGCCAGAAATAGGCCAACGGTTTCTGTCACAAAGAGAGAAGTTTAATGATGCTATCCAGCGTAATGATGAGCCAGGCATGAGGAAACATGGCGAGGGTATGATCAGAGCGTGGAAGGCCCTGGACAAGATAGCAACAGAGCAAGGCGCAAAGGTTATTGACCCTAATGACTATTGGGAGATGAGACATCCCAGGATGCCGGATATTACTGTCCGACTTGTCAGGACCATGGAAGAGATGCCAAAGGATGCGCCAGGTGATGTAGCATATGTTAGCGCAGAGGAGTTGCTGGACTTTGTTCCGCCTATGGTAGTCAAAGCAAAGCAAGTCTTCCCTGGCGCAAGAGTGACTGAGTTGAAACCATCGGAGACAATGCCAGATGACCCAATCCCCTTTTGATAACAAGCCGGAGATCAGGAAGTATAGCGTCCTTCCGGCAAGAGCCATACAAGACGATAAGATGCACTGGACAACGCTAAGAGTCCTCGGTGCCATCTGTCTTTATACCAATGCTTATGGCATAGCGTGGCCATCAAGAGTGACCATAGCTAGGCATATTAGCCGAAGCACAAAGACCGTCAGTGTTCATGTTGGAAGGCTGATCAAGAATGGATACGTCAGAAAGCTACAACCAAGAGACTATCCGCCAACTATCAAGCCTAAGAACACCTGGAGAACCACAAGATACCAAGTCATGTTTGATGGGCCGCAGACTGAGTTGCCAAGCCGTGAGCAGTTCTGGAGTCCGAGGCCGAAGGTCGCAACCGAGCCAGCCGAAGAGAAGGCCATGAGCGTACCGCATATGAGAAGGGAGTCTGAGGGTGAAAATCCCGACTTTCGGATACTTGCACAAGCGTTCGTTTTGGGCATCGAGATGGCGTCCGGTCAGCGCAGATTGCCAGGTCCGAACCAGGACTTTGCCAGAGAGTTGGCAAGCCGTGGCGTCACTCCGGAACAGGTCAAGACTGCAACCGTTGATATGACTAGGTCTAACCTCAAGTCCGGAAGAACGCCGCCTATGACATTAGAGCAGGTGGCAAAATGGTCGGCACTATAATCGCCAGGATTACAATAGCCAAACGCTGGCTTCGCTATTGCAACAGGGGGCCTATGTTTATGCGTAAGTCCTTGATATTGCAGGAAAAGGCACCCTTCCCCTCCCCCCTCCGCGTGTGTGGTCGGGGGTCTCACTCAAAATTTTAGGAGATTTGCCATGAGCATTGATAAATACACAGACGCCATTGAGTCGGTAGCCGCAATCATCAGGGAGCGGAATATGAACTATGGGTCGCCATACGCCAACCATGTAGCTGTTGCTCAGTTGTGGTCGGTGTTGTTGCAGAAGGATGTTAGCCCGAATGAGGTGGTTATGTGCATGGTGGCGTTGAAGCTGGCCCGTTTAATCCATGAGCCTACGCATGATGACTCCTGGGCTGATATTATTGGGTATGGCGGCATAGGCCGTGGGATTTCGGATATGGAGAAGGAGGTTGCCAATGCTTTGTCCAGTGTGCAGAAGCAAAAGTGATGTTTATGACTCAAGGCCATTTGAGAATACAATCCGGCGGCGGAGGCAGTGTAAGTCTTGTGGACATAAGTACACTACGTTAGAGGTGGTTATGCCCCAGGCTGAACTGCCGAAGAAGGTTGTGGCTTTCAAGGCACCGCCCAGGCCTAAGGTTAAGAAGCCGGATATAGTGATTGTTGATTTTGATGATATGAGCGATGATGAGTTAGAGGAGGCGATGTTTAGTGGGAAAGTCAAGTTTGACGAAGATGAGTGGTAGGTTACAGGAGTTGTTTAAGATACCTGAGATACCGCATAGGCCTATCTTTGAGAAGAGGTGGGCGCATTTAAGGAAGGGTGCGTTTAATGTCAAAAAAACTGACAGTAAGAGAGATGCGTAAGGCTTTGGTCTTTGGGTCTGAGGATGAGCGTGAAGCGGTAAAACAAGAGTTAGCTATTCTTGCGTCATCTGATATTACTGAGGTGATGTCCTGGGATGAGCAGGGACGGGTGTCGTTGAAGGATGCGAAGGATGTTCCGGCTCATGTTAGGCGTGGGATTAAGAAGGTGAAAGTGACGCCGACCAGGATGGGTAATGCCATTGAGGTTGAGATGCACGATAAGGTGTCGGCTTTGCGGATGTTAGCGAAGCATCATGGGTTGTTGGAGCCAGGGCTTGAGAAGACTGATCGGCCATCGGTTCTAGGGATTAACTTACATGGGCCTATGGTCACAGAGTATGAGGAAAAGGATGGCGAGGACGAAAGCGGCGAAGGATAGGTCAGCGCGGCGCAAGGTTGATGCTGACGGTGTTTTTGGTGGGTTGGATTTAGATTTTAGTACCAGTCCTACGGTTTGGAGGTTTCTGTCGGATGATGCGTTTTTCCGTGGCTTGATGGGTCCGGTGGGGTCTGGCAAGTCGTATGCTAGTGCCGCTGAGATTATGTTGAGGGCGGTGAAACAGCCTGTATCTCCGAAGGATGGGATTAGGTATTCCAGGTTTGTGGTTGTTCGGAACAGTTATCCGGAGTTGCGGACCACGACTATTAAGACGTGGCTTGAGTTATTTCCGGAGAATGTATTTGGTCCAATGCGTTGGAGTCCGCCGTTGACGCATCACATTAAGTTACCGTCCAGGGGTGATGCCGCAGGGATTGATTGTGAGGTTATCTTTTTGGCATTGGATCAGCCTAAGGATATCCGGAAGCTGTTATCATTGGAGTTGACAGGGGCGTGGGTAAATGAGGCCCGTGAGTTGCCTTTGAGTATTGTCCAGGGGTTGACGCATCGTGTCGGGCGATATCCGACTAAGAGTAATGGTGGTGCCCCCTGGCGTGGGATATGGGCTGATACGAACCCTATGGCTGATGATCACTGGTGGCATAGGCTGTCGGAGCGTGAGCCTGTGCGTGGGAAGTATAAGTGGAATTTTTATAAACAGCCTCCTGGCATGGTTGAGACCACCAGCGATGATCCTGAGGCTTTGCCTGGTGGTGGTAGGTTGTGGGTTAATAATCCTAAGGCGGAGAATGTTAGAAACTTGCCCCAGGGGTATTATGAGCAACAGATCGGGGACAAGGAGTTAGATTGGATTGAGTGTTATGTTGGCGGTAAGTATGTCTATGTGAAGGAGGGCAAGCCCGTCTGGCATGAGTATGATGACACGATTATGGTGGATAGCGATATTCCAGTTGATAACAGTTTGCCGCTTCATGTTGGGTTAGACTTTGGGTTGACTCCGGCGGCGGTGATTGGTCAGCGGTATGCGTCAGGAAAGTGGCATATTTTGGATGAGATTGTGACTGAGGATATGGGCCTGGAGAGGTTTGGTCAGATGTTGCTCTATGAGTTGAACATGAAGTATCCGAAGTTAGAGGTTAAGGTCTGGGGTGATCCGGCTGGTATGAAGCGTGATGAGATATTTGAGGTCACGGCTTTTGACCATTTGCGGACGATTGGTCTCCAGGCTCAACCTACGGCGTCTAACGACTTCCAGGTGCGGCGAGAAGCTGGTGCCGCTCCTATGTTGAGGCTTGTTGATGGCAAGCCAGGATTACGGGTTAATGCCAGGTGTACCAGGTTGCGTAAGGCCTTGGCTGGGGGCTATCACTTCAAGCGTGTTGGGATTAGTGGTGGGACTGACAGGTTTCGGGATGCGCCGAATAAGAATGACTCATCCCACGTTGGTGATGCGTTTGGGTATTTGTTACTTGGGGCTGGGGAGCATCGCCGTATTACCAGGGGTGTTGGTAATCGTAACTTTACTCCTACCGTTGCTAAGTTGGATTTTAGTGTATGGTAAATTTGCAACAGGTGTCCGAGTGGACAGGGTTGAGGGCTGTTGAGTTTCACTATGGGCATATTCATATGATGGAACTGACAGACATGACCAGGGAGACATCGAAGCATATCCCTGATTTTCCGCTTTACATTAAGGCCCAGGCGGAGGGAAACCCGTCTTTTAGCCTAATGTATAAGAATAAGTTGTTTATTTCATTTGGCGTTGTGCCCTTCTGGGATGGATTTGGCGAGGCCTGGATGGTGCCAAGCAAGCGTATTAATACTGCGCCAGTACCATTGGTAAGGGCAGGGCGTGGCTTTTTTCAGCACATTGGTACTGCTATGGGACTGCGGAGACTTCAATTCATGGTTCATTCACGGCACTTACAGGCTATCCGATTTGCGGAGACATTGTATTTTAAGAAAGAAGCCACGCTGGCTAAGTATGGGCCGGATGGCAGTGACTATCATGTGATGTCGAGGTTTTACGAATGAGTTTTTTATTTAGAACACCTAAGATGCCGGATATGTCTAAATCTATTGAGATGCAGACTCAGGCAATGGAACAACAGACCGCTATCCTGGAGAAACAGGAAGAGCAACTGATGTCTCAAGAGCAATCCGCCATGAAGAAAGCCCAGGCTACGGCCAAGGCAAGACGGCGTGGCCCATATCGGCTTTTGCTATCTTCTATGCGACCTGATGCCCAGACGGGGATCAAAGGGTCTAGCGGTATGCTAGGAGGCTGATATGAGTGCTGTTGTTAAGAAGGTAACAAAGGCTGGCGAGAAGTTAGTTAAGAAAAAACTTACTGAAACCTTTGATGTTGTGACTGGCATGGATAAGGATGAGCGTAGAGCCGCTCTCTATGGCGAAATGATGCCAGCCCAGAAAGCCGCAATGGAAAAGGCTGAAACGGCTCAGAAGGCGGCCATGGATAAACAAGAGGCTGTTCTCAAGCAACAGGAAGAGCGTCTCAAGGCATCTGAGGAAAAGGCTAAAACCGTTGCTACCGCGTCATCTAGATCACGCCGCCGTGGCCGTTCAGCATATCGCTTGTTGCTTTCCCCTTATCGTCCTAATGCAGTTAAGGGGATAGGCGGCCAACAACAGACGCTAGGAGGCTGATATGAAACAAGTATGGGACAAACCCCGTCCGAAGAGTCTAGGCAAGCCTCAGGGGCTTTCTAAGGCCCAGAAGAAACGTGCTATGGACATGGCTCGTAAGGGTGGCCGCAAATATCCAAACCTTGTGGATAACATGAGGGCCGCCAAGTCATGACGCTGAAAAAGCATCAGAACCCTTCCGGCGGACTTAATGCCGCTGGCCGTGCCCACTTCAAGCGCAAGGAGGGGGCTAACTTAAAACCTCCTGTCAAGAAGGGCGATAACCCACGCCGCGCCTCTTTCCTGGCTCGTATGGCTGGGAACTCTGGCCCAGAGCGTGATAGCAAGGGCCGACCCACCAGACTGCTTCTGTCATTGCAAGCCTGGGGAGCATCATCTAAGGCTGACGCCAGGGCAAAGGCGGCGGCTATTTCTAAAAGGTTAAAAAAGAATGGCTGACAAACTTACCCCACAAGAGATATCTAAACGTGCTGATAAGGCTGATGCTAGAAAAGAGCAATGGCGCACAATCTATGAAGAGTGCTATGAATTTGCACTGCCCCAGCGTAATCTTTACTCAGGCTACTATGAAGGTAAGACGCCAGGCCAAGATAAGATGGCCAGGGTATTTGACGCTACTGCTATTAATTCTACTCAAAGATTTGCTAATCGTATTCAGTCAGCTTTGTTTCCGCCATACAGAAGCTGGTGTCGCTTACAGCCAGGCAATGAGGTGCCTGAGGATCGTAAGAATGAGATTGGCCAGGCTTTGGATATGTACAGCGAGAAGATGTTTGAGATTATTCGGCAGACAAACTTTGACCTGGCCATGTCAGAGTTTCTCCTGGACCTTTGTGTCGGCACTGCGGTTATGCTTGTGCAACCAGGCAATGGTGATGCTCCGGTACAATTTACAGCCGTGCCACAATATCTTGTGAGCCTGGAAGAAGGGCCGCATGGTGTGGTTGATAACGTATATCGTAAGATGCGTATCCGTGTTGACGTGATTGAGCGTCAATGGCCTGATGCAAAACTGACTGATGAACTCAAGCGAAAGCTAATGGATAAGCCTGAGGAGGAGATTGAACTCCTGGAGGCAACAGTTTGGTCTGAGAAGATGCAGACTTATTGCTATCATCTGATTTACCAGAAGGATAAAAAGGCCGCTAACTCAGAAGAGTTAGTCTACCGGACTATGAAAGTCAGTCCTTGGATTGTGGCGCGATATATGAAAGTTGCTGGCGAAGTCTATGGCCGTGGCCCATTGGTCAGCGCATTGCCTGATATTAAGACGCTGAACAAGGTAAAGGAACTTGTGCTAAAGAACGCATCCATCTCAGTTGCTGGCGTCTATACAGCGGCGGACGATGGTGTTCTTAACCCACAAAACATAACCATTGCGCCTGGGGCTATCATCCCAGTAGCCCGTAACGGTGGTCCTAATGGCGCAAGCCTTCAGCCATTACGCTCTGCGGCGGACTTCAATGTGGGTCAGTTGGTCATTAACGACCTGGTGATGGGCATCAAAAAGATGCTCCTGGATGACACTTTACCGCTTGATACACAGTCCGCCAGATCGGCGACAGAGATCGTGGAACGCATGAAGGAGTTGTCTCAGAACATGGGTGCCGCCTATGGTCGGATGATAACAGAATGTATGATGCCTCTGGTCAATCGTATCCTGTATGTGATGGATGAACAGAACATCATTGATATGCCGCTGAAGGCTGATGGCAAGGTAGTTCGGGTTATCCCCGTGTCTCCATTAGCCCAGGCGCAGAACATGGATGATTTGCAAAACGTCTTACAGTTTATGCAGATAGCGGCTGGTGCCGGACCTATGGGTCAAGTGGCTATTAACCAGGATGCTATGCTTGACTACATCATTGATAAGATGGCGGTGCCACGGTCTGTTATAAACACCCCAGAGCAACGTGAGGCGATTATTCAAGAAATGCAGAACTCCATGGCTCAAATGCAACAACAGGGAGTGCCGCAACAATGAGCGATGACAGCGTATTTCAAACCTTAAACCCAGGCCATACAGATCGTGATGACCTGGATAGAACTTTCGTGCGATGCTTCTCCACGAAGGAAGGGCAAGCAGTTTTAGAACATCTCCGCAAAACAACCATTGAACAACCAACCTGGTATCCAGGCGAGGATGCGTCACATGGGTTTGCACGGGAAGGCCAGAACTCGATTGTCCGCGAAATAGAGAGGCGTATAACTAGAGGTCGTAACTTATGAATGATCAAAATTTGGCCGTGAGCGATAACTCAGAGGAAAATACCAATGAGCCGCAAACCGATAACCAAGAGCAATCAAATCTCCTAAATATCAAAGTAGATGAAGAAACCCCAGCGGAAGGCCAAGAGACTGATGTAATGCCTCACCTTCAAGCCGAGGAGGCAGAAGAAGAGCCGATAGATTGGGGGGATAGACCAGACTGGATACCTCAACAATTTTGGTCTGATAAAGATGGCCCTGATGTTGAGGGCGTATTCAAAGCCTATAATGAAATCCGGACAAAGATGTCCCAGGGTCTGCACAAGGCTCCTAAGGATGGTGAATATGCCATGGACGTTATGACTGAGGCTGGTGTCCCAGAAGATGATGAAATGCTCCAGGGCTATCTCGATGTAGCCAAGAAGCACGGCATCTCCCAGGATGCGTTTAATGAAATTGCTCAGATGTATATGCAGGGCATGACTCAAATGACGCAAGCGGCAGAGACCACCCGACAGGAAGAGATGGCAAAGTTAGGTAAGGGTGCTGATAAGATTATTGATGAGACTGAGCGTTGGCTGACAAAGCTAGGGCGTTCTGGTGTTCTCAACAATAATGAAGTCGAGGCTTTGGCTGATGCTTCATCTAATGGTCACTTTATTAACGCCATCAATAAGATTAGGCAGTCCTATAATGAGTCCCCTATCCCAACCCTGGATGTCCAGGAGGGAGCCGCATATACCAGGTCTGATCTTGACTCCATGGTAGCTGACCCAAGATATGGCAAGGACATGGCATACACCAAACAGGTTGAGCGTGAATTTATGAAAGCCTTTGGTGAAGCCTAGAGCGTAACCATACCAAAAAAATTATACGGTTGTCGGTTGTAAGCAAGTCTGAATGAGGCTATATTGCGTGTAACTGACAACCGTTTTTTGCGGCCAGTTCTCGCTAATCCGGCCCACCAGGACAACCGAAGCGATGTTTAACCCTATTTTAACTTCAAAAGGAGAAAGCAAATGGCCGTTTCTATTAGCAACGCATTTGTGACGCTTTTTGACAGTGAGGTGAAACAAGCCTATCAGGGTCAGCGAGCATTGGCTGGTTTGACCCGTGAACGCACTGTCGAAGGTTCAACAGTAAAATTCCCTAAGATTGGTAAGGGAACTGCAAGCATCCGCGTACCACAAACTGATGTGGTGCCTATGTCCACAACTTATTCGCAAGTGACTGCAACGATGGAAGATTACATCGCCGCAGAGTACAGCGATATCTTTAATCAAGCCAAGGTCAATTTCCAAGATAGAGCGGAATTGGTCCAGGTCGTATCAGGTGCTATTGGCAGACGTATGGATCAGGTAGTCATTGACGCCCTGGCCGCTTCATCTGGCACAAACACTGTCAGCAATGACATTGGTGGCACAGATACTAACCTCAACGTGGCAAAGCTACGGGCCGCTAAAAAGGCGATGGATGCTAAAAACGTCCCAGCCGAAGGCCGTGTGATCATTGCCCACGCCAATAACATGGACTCTCTATTGGCAGAAACAGCAGTCACATCAAGTGATTTCAACACTGTCAAGGCTCTAGTTACAGGTGAGGTTAATACGTTTCTTGGCTTCCGTTTTGTGTCTATTGGGGATCGTGACGAAGGTGGTTTGGCGATTGACGGTTCTAATGACCGGATCGTTTATGCTTTCCATCGTGACGCTATGGGCCTCGGTATCGGCATGGGCCAGACAAGCCGCGTAGATTACATTCCAGAGAAGACCTCATTTTTGGTTGCCTCAATGTTCTCTGCCGGAAGTGTGGCTATTGATGCTGAAGGTGTCACTAAAATCACTTGCCGTGAAAGCTAAGAGGAGATTGATCTATGGCTTATTCTGAAACTGGCTTACAGCCTATCGGTGGCCAAGCAAAGGCTGGTAGTGCGCCTCAGATGTGGTCTTACACCACCGCTGATGCTATCGCTACGGTCAACACCGCTGGCTACTTTAATGACGCATCTGGTGTCCTCAAAGTAGGTGATCTGATGTATGTCTATGACAGCAACACTCCAACTGCCTCTTTGGTCATTGTTCTTAGCAATGCCTCTGGTGTAGTCGATGTGTCAGATGGGACAACCATCGCTGTCACAGATAGTGATTAACATTCCTCCCTGGGGCGGCTTCTCCCTGACGCCAGCCGCCCCTAACTTAGGAGAGAGATATGGCATCTGGTGATACAAAACTGTCTATTTGCTCAGACGCTTTGATAATGCTGGGTGCCAAACCTCTCTCTTCTTTTTCTGAGGGGACAGACGCGGCTCAGATATGTGACCGCCTATATGATGATATTCGAGACAGCACTCTAGGGATGTTTCCCTGGACGTTTTCTTTTAAGAAGGTGCAACTGGCTCGGACAATCAATACTCCTGTTAATGAGTTTTTATATGAGTACCAACTGCCAGGTGATCGCCTAAATAATGTAAGAGCGGTCTTTAATCAGGGCACGTCTGGGGCAAAGCCAATCCAATATGGTTGGGAAATTATGGGTGACAAACTTCTGTCCTCTGAAGGGTCTATTTATGTTGATTATCAGTATGCTCCATCCGAGTCAGAATTGCCTACATACTTTATCCAACTGCTAAAATATATGATGGCCTGGAACATTGCGGAAACCGTGACTGACCAGATAACCAAAGCGGACTACTTCAAAAACATTGCGACTGGTACGCCGTCTGAGAATATGCGTGGAGGCTTCTTCCGCGTAGCCACCTCTATCGACAGCCAGAACCGCCAGATAGAGGCGATAGAGGATTACAGTCTGATATCGGTTAGAGGATGAGCCGACTTGTTTCTATCCAAACAAACTTTGCTGTCGGTGAGATTGATCCGCTACTCCGCGCCAGGATTGACCTAAAGCAATATTACTCAGCCTTAGAGACGGCTAAGAACGTCATCATTCAGCCCCAAGGTGGATGCAAGCGGCGCGAAGGCTTGCGCTATATCATGACCCTGGATAGTGGAGCGGCTGATGGTGTTCGGTTAGTTCCGTTTGAGTTTAACACTGATGATAGCTATATGTTTGCCATTACGCCAGGCAAGCTATATGTTTTTAGAGATGGCGTTTTAATTACCAACATCAACGCCTCTGGTAACGATTACCTGGCAATATCCGAAATTACTGCGTCTATGTTGCCTGAGTTGCGTTATGCTCAATCAGCCGACACCATTATCTTTGTTCATAAAGACCTGGTGCCCCTTAAATTAGTAAGAGGTGCGACTAACGCTGATTGGACAAAGACTACTATTACTTTTGATTTTACTCCTCAATACCCTTACACAATAAACTATAACAGCCCAACATTTACTATTACGCCGTCAGCCACGGTTGGTAATATCACAGTTACTGCCTCAAGCGTCACCAGTGACACTGGCACTGCTCAAGCTGGGTCAACTAGCACGATTACGTTAAAAAGTGCAACCAGCTTTACTTCCGATGACCAATGTAATGGGATGTCTTTGCACTTAACCTCAGGCACCGGATCAGGCCAACATAGGCATATCAGCGACTATAATGCTACAACGAAAGTTGCGACTGTTTCCCCAGCTTTTACAACAGCCCCAGACGCAACGACTGGATATGAGATTAAAGCATTTGGAGCAAACAGTGTCGGTCAATATATTAATGTGACCAATGGGTTTGGCCGTGCCAGAATAATTGAATTTGTAAGTAATACGGTTGTCAAAGCAACAGTTGATATTTCATTTTTTGACACTGACGCTATTACTTCTGGAAACTGGGAAATCGAGTATGGCTATGAAGACGCCTGGTCTAATGACAGGGGCTGGCCTAAGGCCATAACTTTCCATGAAGGCCGTCTATGGCTTGCTGGCTCTGGGTCACTGCCATCAACCATCTGGGCATCCAGGGTTGATGACTTCTTCAACTTTGACAAAGGCGAGAGCCTGGACGATGCGGCTCTGGAGGCGACAATCTCGACCTCCACGCTCAATAGCGTAACAGACATCTTCTCAGGCCGTGACTTACAGATATTTACGACTGGCGGTGAGTTCTATGTCCCCCAGGCTAATCTGGACCCTATCACACCATCTAACTTCATTGTGAAGATTGCAACCCGTAATGGCTCAAAGTCAAACGTGCCGATTGTCGGGGTTGATTCCGGCACTCTATTCATTCAGCGCAAGGGCAAGTCTCTAAACGAACTAGCCTTTACCGATACAGAACTGGCTTACAACACCAGCAACGTGTCAATGTTATCCGGCCATTTGTTTAAGACGCCGAAGGACATGGCTATCCGCCGCGCTACCTCTACTGATGAGAGTGACCGTTTGATGATCGTCAATGATGATGATGGCTCACTAATTGTCTTCTCATTGCTCCGGTCCCAGGAGGTTACGGCTCCGGCTGAGTTCACAACTGATGGTGCGTTTGAGGCCGTAGGTGTAGATGTTGACACCATTTATGCAGTGGTCAAACGCACAGTGGATAGTGTTGACTATTACTTTGTGGAGTATTTCGACAGCATACTTCACCTAGATAGCGCAGTCCAGGCGTCAGGTGTTGCCTCTACGGCTTCAGCGGCTCACCTGGACACTGAGACGGTTAAGGTTATCCTGGACGGCATTGTCCAACCGGATGAGACCGTCACAAGCAATACCGTAACTTTTGACCGTGATAGTGTGACTGGCTATGAGGTTGGTCTGGCATATGATGTTGAGATCAAGACATTGCCAGTTGAGCCTCAGATACAGTCTGGTTCATTGCGTGGTTTTAAGAAGCGCATCCTTGAGGTTAATGCTGAAGTCTTTGAGACACAGGCTATGACAGTTAATGGTGAGCAAGTAGCTTTCCGGCAATTTGGGGAGGGCAATCTTGATGCCGCAGTTACGCCATATACAGGCGTTAAGACCGTTGGCCCAATCCTTGGTTTTAGCAAAGAGGGCCAGATAACCATAACCCAAAGCGTCCCGTTAGATATGACGTTACTTGCTTTGGACTACAAAGTGTCAGTGGGGCAGTGATATGGAATATGTAGCAATAGCGGCGGCAGTAGCAGGGGGTATAGGCTCATACACTATGGGTCGTGCCCAGGCTAAGTTATATGGTGCCCAGGCTAGACAAGCTGAATTACAGGCAAGGGCACAGGCACTGCGGTCCCGTGCAGAGGCTATTAATCATATGCGTAATGGAGTTGAGGTTCTCAAGAATGTTGCCCGTAATATGGCGACTATAAACGCTAGAGCGGCGGCTGGGTCCATTGATCCATTTTCCGGCTCTGTCCAAAACCTGGCTATGTATAATATGGGTAAGGGTGTTGCTGACTTCTATACGACTAGAGAAAACCGTCAGATGGCTGAGTTAAATGGTAAGATCATTGAGGCATCAGGGGCTATGCAATCTGCACAATATATAGCCGCTGGGTCTATGGCGAAGCGTCAAGGCTTTATTAATATGATATCTAGTTTTGGTCAGGCGGCTTACATGGGTTCGCAGACTGACGCGTTTAACTTTACCAAAACAACATCTCCAGTCCCGACAGGAGGGGCAAGCGCACCATCTTATAGTTCGAGTCCAGGCTACTTTGGATACTCAGGGGGTTAATAATGGCAGATTTATTTGACAGACTAACATATCAGCCAGTTCAGACGACTGCCCCATCAGGTGTCCCATCCATCGACTTTGCCGCTGGCCGTGAGGCAGTTCGGACGCAAGAGACATTTACTAATGCTATGAACCGGATTGCTGACTTTGCATTTAAGGATGCACAACGTACTGCCCAAATCAGAGGTGGTATGGCTGGGGCAGAAGACCCCCGTGGCACTCTCCTTGACCTACAAGGCCGCGACCCAGCAACTTTGAATATCCCAGAAGCGGCGGCTTATGAGGCGGCTGTTAAGGGCCTTAGCACACAAATTCAGGTTGAGGCCAAGTCTGTTATGGGCAGAGAGTACCTGGAGTCAATGAAGCTGGGTGAGACCCCAGATCAACTGGCAGATCGCTTGGACGCCGTGACTGTTGGTTATTCTGATGTTGTTGGTATGCTTTCACCTGAGGCGGCTCAGAATGTTACTCTCCGGCTAGATGATCAACGTAACGCTCATTATCTTAATTTCTCTGAAGACTACCTCAAGAAGGAAAGGGTCAAGGCCAGAGCGGTTGGTGCGTCTCAGTTAGAGGATATGAACTTTGCTATTGAGGATATGGCCCGTTCTACCCTGGGCGATATAGACAAGTACATAGATGAAAGCGCAAACAATATCTATGAGATGCTAATTGGTCAGGAGTACTCAGAAGAGGAAGCCGCCAATGAAGTCTTAAAAGCAAAGCGCAGGGCACATACAGCTAGACTAAATGGCTCATATGATCGCCTTGAGACCATAGAAGAAAAGATGCAGTTTGCTGATGACTTGGCTGACAGTATCGATGATGAGGGTGGGCTTGCTAGAGGTCTGCCTGATGCAAACGCTGAAGCCCTGGCAAACAAATTCAAACTTGCCGCAACAAGAGAACAGACTGCTCTCAATGGTGAGATATCTAATCTTGGGCAAGATATTCAAACCAATGTTCTAAATATAGTAAGTTCCGCTGGTATTCCTAGTCAGCAAACTATTAAGGATATCAATTCAAGGATTGCGGCTTTAGAAGAGGCTGGTGCTGACAAGGGAAGGATTGCTGAACTTAAAGAAGCCGTGACTATGGCAGAGGAGAATATAGACTATCTCCGCAACGTCAAAGACTTTAATCTTGACCAACTTCAAGCAGAGCATGATCGTTTAGAGTCAGCTATCGTAGAAGAAGAGATGGCAACGCCTAGCGATATGATGCGCTTTAAGATTATCAAGAGCAAACTAAGTTCCGCCGTCTCTGAGGCTAATGCACAAAATACAGCCTGGGGTAAATCTGCAACAGCTATTGGCCAAAAGATTGATAATATCCAAAAAATTGTTGACGACTTTAATCCTGTTGACCCAGCAATGTTCCAATCAATCGGACAAGATATAGAAGCCCTTAGAGAAAGTGGGGCACCAGAAGAGTTGGTTGATGCTCTTAATGTTGAGTATCAAATTATGTTTGGTCGGAGCCAGAGGTTTAATGACCTGGCAGATGACACTGCTCTTGAGTTAGAGGCAAAACTTAATAAATTCCGCACCGAGGCCAGGGAAGACGGGTACACAGCATCCGAAAATGAAATCATAAATCTTATAGAGGGTCGGCTCACAGCCATGACAACGGGCCTTAATAAGGACCCACTATCCTGGGCAAATGGCTCTGGTGTTATAACTCTTGATCAGAGCCTTATGATGATGGCTCTTAACCCAGACTTTGATCCCTTATCTCCTGAAGTCCAAGGCGTTGTCCGACAGCGCAGACAGGATGCTAATGCAGTTGTATCTCACTACGGGACGAAACGCCGCTTGTTGACCGATTCGGAAGGTGAACAACTGGCCAATGCTATTGTTGATGCTGATCCTCAATTACAAATGGCATATCTCATGAGAGTGAACCAGGTCTTTGGAGTTGATACCGTAGAGGCTCTGGATGCCCTTAACAAACAGGCTCCTGTCCTTGCCCATATGGGTGGTTTAATGGTGGATCAGACAAGTCCGAAAGTTATGGACAGAATGATAGTTGGCCGCAAAATTAAAGATGGCATGGAAGATAGAGCATATGGCGAACTGACTGACATGAGAGAGCAAAACATAACTACATTTGGTGGCCTGACAGAAACGCCTGGAGTTGCTAAGTTTGTAGATAATGCCAAGAAAATAGCTGATTATTACTATCTTGGAATGGGCGGCAGTAGTTCCGGATCATTTGATGATGACTTATATGAGGATGCTATTCAGTACGCGACTGGTATGGTGGAAATAGGTAGCAAGCGTTTCGGCGGCATTGTGACTTACAATGACACCCAGGTTATCTTGCCAAACAATATTCCACAAGATGACATAGATGATATTATGGAATTTGCCACAGAAGAAGATTTCTTGAAGGTGGCTGTTGTACAAGACAGAGAAACAGCGGAATTCCTCCCTTATGATAAGATGCCTGTTGGGGCTTTAAATAACTCACCTTTTGACTTAGATGATATTAGCAGATACCGCCTCATCACAGTTGGAGATGGCATTTACAAGTTGCGCCACCCTAGCAGTCCCGAAACAATGTTTGCTCCAGATGGCTTCCCATACCTCATTGATTTGAAAAGGTATAAGCCATGACCTTATTCTTTGAGCAGTATAACAATACCGGAATAGGAGATATCCCTGCACGATTTGGTGGAGAGGCTATTGGTTTTGGCGAAGCCTTTGCAATACAAATGCACGAACAAATACAGTCTGGGAATGTTGATAGTAAAGTTCTTTTGCTCAACAAACAGATTGATCCAATCATTGCGGCTATTGAAGAGCGAGAAGGCAAAATATTCAGAAGCCCTGCCTATATCCCAGGCACTGGTGCCCCTGTTCATTACACAGATGAAGAGATGTATACCAATGTCGGGAAACTGGCGGAGTATGTGTCTGAAAGGCCTGATATATATCCGGAGTATGCAGACCTAAGTGGGCAAAAAATATATGAACTAGCCTATGATGACGCCAGAGAGTCAATGACCAGATCGGCTGATGCGGCAGAGCGTCAGACCTGGATGGGTGTTTTAGGTAGTTTCCTGGGCCAAACGGCTGGTGCCATGACAGATGATGTCTTTATTGAACAAATGCTTTTCTTTAGAGGCAAGGGAGCAAAGGGTGGTATAGGGGCCAGGATGCTTAAAGAAGGCTTACTTGGTGCAGGGACAGAGGCTTATTTGCAACTTGGTATCGCAGACTGGTATGATGAATTGGGCATGGATTATACCTATGCTGATTTCTTAACCGCAGTGGGGGCTGGCTTTACTTTTGGTGCGGCGGTTCCTCCAGTTCTTACAGGCGGCTCAAAGGCTCTGCACTTTACAAATGCTCAAGTAACAAAGGGCTTAGATGTATTAGCAGATGCTGGATATCTAAAGCGCAAAGAAGTTGACGTAGTTAATCACGCTTTTGATGATCTAGATCAACTGACGCAAAGCCCTGATATGATTAACAATACAGACCAGCCATTACAATATTCTGCGCCTGATAGTGTTTCTGATGATGTCGTCAACTTAGTAGATGACTTAAATCGTGGGGCTGATGAGGCGACAATTCTTAACAGCCCTGCCATACAGAGCGTTGAGCAAGCACTTATAGAAACACCGGAAACTATCAATGCACCTAATTATGGCAGTGTTGAGTGGGACTTAAACCGTAGCTTTGTTGATCCGGCTACTGGTCAAAACATAACTGGTACGCAATCCATAGTAAGACGTGTCTATGATGACGCTAAGATATTGGCTTGGACCGCAGATAAGTTGCCTGTCCCTCAAACTCCTATTGTTGCTGGTAAAAGAGCAATTATTGTTTTAGGGCCTCCGGCGGCAGGGAAGTCAAGCATAGCTAATCCTATTGCCAGAAAACATAATGCCGCAATCATTGATGCTGATGAGGCCAAGAAGTTTATGCCAGAGTTTGCTGAAGGTCGTGGGGCAAATGCTGTTCATGAAGAGTCAGCGCAAATAGCTGAAGTCGCATTGGCCCAGGCATTAGGTGATGGTATCAATGTCGTCATACCAAAGGTGGGCGGTAACGATAAAAGCATTAAGAAACTTATTGAACGCCTAAGAAACTATGACTATGAAATTGATGTAGTCGGTATGGATGTCAAGGCAGAAGTTGCTATGAGCCGCATGATACAGAGGTTTATCAATACTGGCCGTTATGTCCCATACAATTACCTAAAGAGCGTGGGTGATAAGCCCATGTCCACATACAACAATCTAAAGAGAGAAGGATTAGCAGATGGCTACGCCCACATCGACAACAATGCCACAACCAGAACAGCCCCAAAGCCAGTCATCGAAGACACCAGGGGTCTCCTCGAAGGCACCGATTTACGACTTAGACGCGATAGACTTGAAGGTCCAGGAGTGGGCGGACAGCCCAGAAGGCCAGGCGAGGATCAAGCGGTTGCTTCAAAAATAGAACAATTCATTGAGGCTAATACAAAGGCCAACAAGGCCTCTGCAAACCTTGAGAGGGGTAGACTACCTGATGATGCCCCTGAGGCTGATATAGAGCGTCCTCTGCCCCAGGAAACCCGTGTTACAGAAAAAGATATTGACGCAACTGTTGACCAGGTAGAGCAATCAACTGACTTTGCAAATATGCCAGATGATGAAATTCTATATGTAGATACGGTGGACGGCGACCAGGTTATTTCAAAAGAGATGACTGGGGCCGAGGTAAAGGCGCAACTTGCCCAGGATGAGGCTATGGTCAACAGCTTGTCGAGGTGTATAATCTAATGGAATTTTTAGACTGTATAAACCGCGCCTTAAAGAATGGCGAAATAACCCAGGCTCAACATCGAGAAGCTAGTGAAATGTTCATTAGTTTCCAGGTAGATAATAAAGCCAATAAAAGTATGTCTGATACCCAAGCTAATGCACAAGCGGCAGTGGATACTTTTGACACTATCAAATATCAGAAGTACCAGAGCAAACGCCGGATGATATTACAACGTGCGGCTCAGTCTCGCCTGGCTAAAAACATTGATAGCTATAAAGGCAAGAACAAGGGTGAAGGGATGATTGCCCTTCTTGAGCAAGACTACACTGGCCAAGCCACTTACTCTAATGTGACGTTAAGACAACGTGCCCTGCGTGGTATGGCTGAAGCTATGATGGATGAGAACATTACAGAGTTGCGTAAGTCCGCAGTCCTGGGTCGCACAACCAAACCAGCTAAAGCAAAGGCCAAGGCTATGGTAAAAGAAGCGTTTGGCGAAAACACTGGAGATGAGTCTGCAAGATTGATGGCTCAAGCCTGGGCAAAAGCCGCAGAGTTCTTGCGCCTGTCATTTAACAAAGCTGGTGGTGATATCGTTAAAAGAAAAGACTGGGGGATGCCGACAGCACATGATGGTTTGACCATAAGAAAAGCTGGCAGAACTGAGTGGAAAACATTTATTAGAGATAAGCTAGATGTTGAGAACATGGTCAGCTTTAAGACTAACAAGCCTATGACCACTCTTGAACTTGAGGACGTTCTTGATGAGATTTATGACACAATCTCTACTGATGGTTTTTCTAAAATTAAAGAGAGTTCGGTTGGAGGCCAGGGCAAGTCACTCGCAAGACGCCGCCAGGATCATCGCTTCTTGAAATTTAAGAACGCTGATATGTGGCTAGAGTATCAAGAGCGTTTTGGTGGCGGAGACCCATTTACTATTATGATTAGTCACCTAGACACGATGGCTCGTGATGTGGCTTTTCTTGAAATACTTGGGCCAAATCCCAACTCTTCTATCAGGTTTATGCAAAACAAAGTCAGGAGAGACGCTAAGATTGCTGATGCCGCCGCTGGTAATAACAAAACATCAGAAAAAGCTGAGTCTTCAATTAACAAGTTTGAGGAAATGTATGACTACATAACTGGCACCTCTAATGCTCCGGTAAATGGGCCAGTTGCCAGGACTATGGCTACTTTGGGGAATATCCTGACATCAGCTTACCTTGGCTCTACATCTATCCTGGCTATTGCGACTGACCCTAACTTCACCAGGATTACCAAGCGCATGGCTGGGATGTCTACATTTAAGTCATCGACTAAAGCCGCATTGCAAATGCTAACGGCTAACAAGGCTACAAAGCAACAGGCAGTGAGAATGGGTCTTATTGCAGAGCATTGGTCAGCGTTTGCGTTTAGTAAGTCACGTTATGCTGGCGAGATGACGGGTCACAAGTTTAGTGAATATATCAGCAACTTTGCTCTTAATGTTACTCTGTTATCGCCATTTACCCAGGCCGGACGTTGGGCCTTTGGCATGGAGTTTATGGGCTTCATTGCTGATAATGCTAAAAAGCCATGGCGCAATCTACCTGGTGAATTGCAAGATACCTTATCTAGATACGGGTTCACTGAGGAAATGTGGACCAAGCTAAAGGATGTGCCTCCTTATACACACAAAGGCTCCACGTTCTTGCGACCAGATGAGGTAATGGAAGTGGATAGGGACCTGGCTTTCAAGATGATGGAGATGATCCAGGGTATGACCGACTTGGCAGTCCCAAACAACTCTGTCAGGGGTAGGGTGTTTTGGACCGGAAAGACTAGGCCTGGCACCATAGCTGGGGAAATGACCCGTTCAACAGCTATGTTTAAGAACTTCCCTGTTACGTTTTTTCTCCGGAACATTCAGTCAGCTATGTTTAGGAACAGCCTCAAGAGCCGCGCCTCGATAGGAGCAGACCTTCTCATAAGCACAACCTTAATGGCTGGCCTGGCAATACAGTTAAGAGAGATATCTAAGGGTCGTGATGAATTGCCAATGGACTCACCGGAGTTCTGGGGTAAGGCCCTTCTGGCTAGTGGCGGTCTTAGCATCATGGGTGATTTCTTATATGCGTCTCTTAATGAGTTTGGCGGCGGCATTGGCGAAACAATCTCAGGCCCAAGAACCTCATTTGCCCAGGACCTTTTGAGCCTGACATTTGGCAATCTTGTCCAGGGGCTACAAGGAGAAGAGACTAATATAGGTCGTGAGACCATACAGTTCTTTGGCCGGAATCTGCCAGGGTCATCAGCGTTTTATTTGCGCCTGGCTTATGAGAGGGCCATTCTAGATCAGTTGACTTTGATGGCTGACCCAAAAGCAAGGAGACGATTTAGAAGGATAGAGAGAGATAGAATGAAAGATTACGGCCAAGAGTATTGGTGGAGGCCAGGTCAATTCACTCCTGACAGACCACCTAACGTATGGGGCGTAACAGGTGGCTAGGTTGATTAGCAATTTCCTGGCTTTTATGGTAAAACAACCAAAGGCCGTGAGGTGTAAAAATGGCAGATTATAGTATCAATGCAGTAACTAGACGGGCAGTGTTCAGTGGATCGGCTGGCACGGGACCTTACGCATTTACCTTTGAAATACTTAGCCAGACTGACCTGGCCGTCTATTTTAATGCCCAGGTGTTGACCCTTACCACTGATTACACGGTGACAATCAACGCTAATGGGACAGGCAGTGTGACTATTGTGGTTGGCACTAATGTCCCCACAACTCCTGACGCAGATGATCAGATCGTTATTGTTGGTGGTCGTGACGTTGAGCGGACAACTGACTTTGTGACGGCTGGTGATTTAAGAGCCGCGTCTCTCAATGAACAGCTTGATAGCCAGATCATCATGATCCAACAGATCAGTGAGGAGAGTAGTCGTGGCATGAGGGCACCAGTCTTTGACCCTGCCCTAGTGGCTGACGGCGGTGTTGTTGATATGACGCTCCCTGCCAAGGCATCACGGGCTGGCAAGACTCTGGCTTTTGACTCCAATGGTAATCCGGTTGTCGGTGAGGATATCGGTAACTGGCGTGGAAACTGGGCGGCGGCTACATCATATACGGTTCGTGACCTGGTGAAAGACGCCAGCAACTACAATGTTTATCGTTGTAACACGGCTCATACATCTTCCGGCACTACTCCTATCAGTTCTAACGCTGACTCCGCTAAGTGGGATTTAGTGGTTGATGCTGAATATGCGGCGACCCAGGCCTCCAATGCGGCGGCCAGCGCGGTTACGGCAGAAGGCCACGCCAATGATGCGGAGACAGCCCAGGCGGCGGCAGAAGCGGCTCAGGCTTTAGCAGAAACAGCGCAGACAAATGCGGAAACCGCTGAGACAAATGCCGAAGCCGCGCAGACTGCGGCAGAAGCGGCACAAGCGGCGGCTGAACTTGCATTAGATAACTTCACTGACACCTACCTCGGTGCATTTGCTTCAGACCCAGCGGTGGATAATGATGGTAACGCACTGACTACTGGCGACTTGTATTTCAACACAACCAGCAATGAGTTGAAAGTCTATAACGGTTCGGCTTGGCAAGTTGCGGCAGTGTCTACGGCTGGCTTACTCACATCTGCTAATAACTTATCTGATGTTGCTAGTGCGTCAACAGCTTTGTCTAACCTTGGTGGCTTACCCCTAGCTGGCGGCAGTGTTACAGGTGACATCAACTTCGGTGATAACAACAAAGCATCTTTTTCTTCTGGAAAACTGCAAATTTACCACGATGGTGCAAACGCATATATTGATGAAACGTATGCCAGCGGCACATTTCTAATTAGAGGCAATAACATTTCGCTACAAAAGTACACTGGCGAAACGATGATACAGTGTGTATCGGATGGCAAAGTTGAATTGAACTTTAACAACGTGCCGAAGTTAGAAACCACCAGCACAGGTGTTAACATCAATGGCAATCTTAACGCAGTAGATAACATCTACATTGCTGACACAATTTATCGAGAAGGTGACACAGATACCTATATGCAGTTCCACGCTGCAAACCAATGGCGTGTTGTAACTGGTGGCGCAGAAATGCTTGAGGTTAATGATAGCTACATATTAGCAGGTTCTAATACTGTAGGTAAAGTTGAAACTGCAAGTAAAACTGGTTCAGTTACACCAGACCTTTATGTATATAATAGTTTTGTATGGACGCTTACAGGTAACATTACACTAAACAATCCATCAACAGAAGTTGCGGGTATGTCAGGTGTGTTTATCTTTATTCATAGCGGTGCAGCACGTACAGTATCTCTTGGAACTGATTGGGAAACTGCAGGTGGCGCAGGTCTTACATTGTCAGGCACTGCAGGTGCAGTAGACATTGTGCCTTACTTTGTTCAGGCAGCTGATAACATTCTACTCGGCACACCACAGCTTGGTTTTGTATAATAGAGGATAACTTATGTCTTTAACAACA